CGATCTCGCAGCCTTGCACTTCAATACCCAGTCTGGCATACATCTGTGGAACGAAATGGTTCGAGAGTGGAGCGAGAATGAGTAGGTTTGGGCGTTGGTGCCTGTCGTATTGCCTGTGTGTTGTCGTGTTATTTCACGCAGGGATAATTACGGCAAACATCTTGGCCTTCTTCATACTACCTTTCGCTGCCGACTGGTTCATTGCCGTTCCATGTATGTCCGCAATACTGTTCCTCACGCTCGCTAGGGGCATCACCTGTCCCCTGACCGACCTTGAGAACAGTATGAGGCAAAGGATGGGCCTCAAGCGGATCGGGGGCTTCGTGGGCCATTACTTCATCAAACCTTGGAGGCGATTGTGGGCAGAAAAGACGCGGTAATTACGCTGGAAGAGCTTGAGGCGGCTCTTGGGAAAGAACACAGGGGGCACTCTGCTCCGCCGGAGGGGTGGAAGACCGCGAAGGAATGGGCTTCGCGCACGGCGCAGACTCGCATTTCGGATGCGGTTGAGGTCAACATGGTCGAGATGCGGAAGTTCCGCCGCAAGAGCATCAACGGCGGCACCCACTACTCGGCCCACTACCGATTCAATCTGGATCGGGGTCGGGCATCTCGGGGATCAGACCCCGCTCCTTGAAGGCGTTGAGCAGGCCTTCGAGGTAGGTCATTTGCGTTGACATGCTGATCCCGTCTATCAACGCGATCATGTTCGCAGGGCCGAAATCCTCGAATTCCTGCGTCCATCGGTAGAGAACATCGACGAGTTCTTGGTCAATTTTCTCGATGTTTTCCCAGTTCGGCTCACAGATAACGATGTATCTGTGTCCGTTTATCTGTAATTCTGCCCTTGGAATGTCCATTTTTTCCTTGCCTTCCTCTAAGGGGGTGCTAGAATCCCTGTGAGTTCAGTTCTTTGACAACTGGGAGGAGGCGAAATGATGAACCCACATGAGGTCATCAGAAGGCATTGCTGCTCTGACAAGTTCATGGGAGCAATGATGAACGGGATGCTGAGGGCGTATAATCTCATTTGGTGGGATCATACGAATGACCTCGAAGTCCTGTCAGTCGAGAAAACGTACTGGTGTCCATTGTACAATCTGGACACCAACAGGCGTAGCAGGAAGTTCGTTCTTTCTGGAAAGCTCGACAAGGTCGTCCGCGAGGGCGACAAGATCGTCCTTTACGATCACAAGACGACATCGTCCAAGATCGGTGCCGACTCTGATTACTGGAGAGTTCTCCAGATCGAGGGGCAGCCAAAGCAGTACGAGATACTGCTGAGGGCTAACGGGATCGAGGTGGACAGAATCGTCTGGGATGTGGCTCGGAAGCCGCAGATTAGACCGAAGAGGATCGCAAACGCTGCGAGAGCTTCGGTCTTGGAGGGGGGAAAATACTTCGAGATTGAAATGTCCGACGAGACCATCAATGATCTCAGGACAATGCACTTGGAGGACGAGAACCCCGAGATGTTCGAGGCGAGGGTGTACGACACGGTCCTCAGAGACCCGACCGAATACTTCGCACGACGCTCGATTCCGAGCCTGAAGGACGACCTGTATACCCACAACCAGAATATGTGGGACTTGTCAGGCAACATAGTCACGGCGAGAAAAAGGCACGACGCTCACGGGCGTCACACCTACAACGCCGGGGCTTGTTTCCAGTACGGAACTGCCTGTTCCTACCTTGGTATCTGCGAGGGCAGCGACTCGCCCGAAAGTGGAAACTGGGCTAGGGGTGAAGCCCACCCCGAACTGGACCTCGACGAGATCGACAGCGACAAGGAGGTTTTGACCAACAGCAGACTGAAATGCTTCCAGACCTGCCAACGGAAACACTATTTCCGTTACGAACTCGGTCTGGAAAAACACAGTGCTAAGGACAGTGACGCACTGTTTTTTGGAACCGTCTGGCATCACGTCATGGATGCGTACTGGGCGGAAGTTTCGGGATTCCAACTGGAAGGAGGCGACTCTGATGGGAACCGCAACTAAGTGGCTTGAGGGCATCACAAGAAAAGCGTCGAAGCGACCTACCGCACTGGTCATCATGGGCCAGCCGGGGGTCGGCAAGACTACGCTGGGGGCTTGGGTTCCCGGTGGCTTGATGATGCCCTTCAAGCGGGAAAATTCCTACGACATCCTGAAGGCGTCGGGGTCTATTCCCAAAGACCTGCCGGTCTTACCGCCGGTAGAAAATTGGCAAGGGTTTCTGGAAGTGGTGGACGAGTTGAAAACTCAGAAGCACGACCACAAGGCACTTGTCATCGACACCCTTAGCTGCCTCGAAACCCTGTGCCACGAATATGTGTGCAACAAGGAGTTCGGGGGAGACTGGGGCGAAAGGGGGTTCGCTTGCTACCAGCGTGGCTACGACATCTCCCTCTCCGAATGGAGAGAAATGCTGGACCGGTTGGATGACTTGCGTGACGAGAAGGGGATGACGATTGTGTTCTTGGAACACGTTCAGATTCGCCCCTTCAAAGACCCCGAGGGGTCCGACTACGACCGTTACCAATCGGCCTGTCACCGCAAGACGTGGCAGTTCACTCACCAGTGGGCTGACGCTTGCCTGTACTACAAGTTTTACATTGAAGTTCAGGAAGACGGCGGCAGAATGAAGGCAAAGGGCGGGAAGACTCGGATACTTTGTACCGAGCCAGACCCCGCTTTCGATGCCAAAAACCGCATGAATCTCCCTCGGGAGATTGAAGGCGGAGCCTCCGGTGAGGAGGCATGGTCGAACCTTACTGAAGCAATACTCAGAGCGAGAGAGGAGTAAATACCTTGGCACATTACGAACCGGGTATGTACGTCTGCCGTGTTGAAGACCAGTATTTCGGCACGACACCCAACGGGACCGAGTTTTTCGGTCTGGTCATTCGTCCCATCTCATCAATTGAGGGGACACAGAGGCACACGATTACCGGCGAGTTCACTCGTCGCGCGTCCCTCTGGCTCAACAGCGAAAAGAACGTGGAGCGTTCTACCGAGAAGCTCCAGTCCTTATGTCCCGAATGGGATGGAAGCTGGGCGAGCCTTGACCCGAAGACCGAGGATGGAACGTCCTTGAAGGGTGTCGAGCTTGAACTGCGGTGTTCCCACTCTCAGAGTGGAGACAAGGTGTACGACAACTTCGATTTCCCTCGTACTACTGAGGCTGATTCTTACGTTTCAGACTCAGATGTTGCGAAGAAACTCGACCGCCTGTACGGGACAGTCAAGAAGAAGAAATCCAAGCCCAAGGCTGAGGCCAAGGCTGAGGTTTCTGCTGAGGAAGTCCCGTTCTAGGAAACAGCCACAGGGGGGTTGCGGCTTAAGAACACCGCCGCCTTGGGTTAGCCGGGTTCGAGTCCCGGCCTGTGGCCTTCGGGCATGGATGCGTTTGGGGGAAAGGATTCCCCGCCCGAAGGGAATGGATTCCCACCGTACAATGGAAGGGAACCCCCTCGCTTGGTAGCACCAAGTAGGGGGGGGGTAGGGGGAAGGATTCCCCGCTGGAACAGTCCGAAGCTGATGCACAGCCGAATCATGCCCGGCAGGGCCGCTGTACTAGGTTCCCTCTCGGCCTAGGGCTGTTCCTTTGGGCCTGATCTGGTGAATTCCTTGCGTACTTAGACACGCCTTGGGGCACCGGGTTCGATTCCCGGCAGGTCCACTGTCCACGAGAGACTTACCGTGCGCGTGCTTGGTACGAGAGCAAGAGCGGCAGGGAACTGTCTCGAAAGTGGACTTTGGCGGCACTGGGCACTGAACCTGAAAATCACAGTGTCCAGTGTCCGCCTTTTCTACTTCATCCAGAAAGGAGGGTTGTTATGACCTTGGATGAACAGGCGATGGCTCTGTACTTGGCCTACCCCCGCAAAGTTGCGAGGGCGGCTGCACTCAGGGCAATCAGGAAGGCTCTAATCGGTGAGCCTTTTGACCTACTCCTCGACGCCGTTCAGGAGTATGCCGACGCCAGAAATGGTCAGGACAGCCAGTTCACCCCTCACCCGTCCACTTGGTTCAACCAAGAACGCTGGGCGGATGACCGGAGCGACTGGTGGCAGGGCAGAAAGCCCGAAGTCTCTGCCGAGGATGCCTTCGAGAAGGTGAGACAGGCGATATCCCAGTTCGGGAGCCGAAGCCCGAAGGAGGCAAGAGAATGGCTGCGTGACGTTGCTATTACGTCTGCGGTCAGAGAGATTGGGTGGAACAATCTCTGCAACATGGACGACTACAGTCGTACTGCCATTTTCAACCGATTCCGTGTACTCTATGAAGAGGGAGCCATTCGTGTCAGACGAAGCCAAAGCGGAGAAGAGGAGCAGGGAGAAGGGCCACGAGGCCTACCTCGCTCGGTCATACCCATTGAGGCTGCGAGAAAAAAGGCTTGATGAAGCCTTCGCATCCTACATGGTGACAACTCCCGGCACGTCGGAGGCGATGAATGCCCTCAGGGAATACCGGAGGAGGCAAGCGGAGTACGATGGTCAACACACTGGCGATTGACCCCGGAACCCACAAATCTGCATGGGCTGTTGTCGGAGACGGCAACACGGTCACGCAGTACGGGAAAAGGGACAACAGAGAAGTCCTCGACGGCCTGCGACACAACCTGTTTGGCTGGCACACCGTCAACCTCGTCGTTGTCGAGATGATGACCAGCTACGGGAAGCCCGTAGGGACTGAGGTCTTCGAGACGCTCGTGTGGATCGGTAAGTTTCTCGAAGCGGCTGACAAGCACCATCCAGCTACCCGCATTTCAAGGCGGGAAGTGAAGAATCACATCTGCCGGGGACACCGGAAGAAGAACGATTCTCAGGTGCGAACCTGCCTCATCGAGAGATACGGACCCGACGCCAATAACGCCATCGGCACAAAGAAAAACCCCGGCCCACTCTACGGAGTGACCGGGGACGTGTGGGCAGCCCTCGCCGTGGGGATTACCTACAGGGAACTCCACCTACTTGACAAGCCCCCGGCCCTCAATGAAAATTGAGGGTACGGGGGTTTTCTCATGCGCGACCGACTGCGTACTTGGCTACTTGTTCCGTTCAGCGTGGCTCTCTGCCTTCTATCGTTAGCAACGGACCCTACTCAAGCGAGCGACTATTTGGACTCAAGTATCCGTGTGAACGGATGCTCTGGGACCGTAATTGGGCGGAGCGGGAAGGTTGCGATTGGGATTTCCGCCGCTCATTGCGCGCCAAAGACGGGAGCCGTAAGTTCCTTCTGGAACAGAGACGGAAGCGGCGGGAACGTGACTTGGGTGGTAATTGACCGCAAGAAAGACCTGTCGCTGTTCCGGTGCCCCGCGAAGGAGACCATTGGTGTCTTCCCAGTCAACCGGAAGCCCTCAGAGGGCCGGTATGAGGGCTGTGGGTACCCCAGAGGGAAGGGGCCGGAGATTACCCAGTTGACAT